CGCCGCCGCAAGCCATACCCACGCGGACAAGGCGGACAAAGTAAAGAACGCCACGGCGGGACACTTCGCCGGGCTCGACTCCTCCGGCAATCTGACCGACAGCGGCAAAAAGCCGGGTGACTTTGCCAACGCCTCCCACGCTCACGCGGGATACGCCGAGGTAAAGATTTTCTCCGGCGTGTCCGTCGCCGCCTCCGCATGGGTAAGCGACAGCACATACGCGGCGTATCCCTATGCCGCCTCTATCGCCTGCCCCGGCGTGACGGCGAGCCACGTCCCCGAGGTCGTGTTCGGCGCGACAGAGGCCGCGAGTGGAAACTTTGCGCCGGTCGCTCTCTCCGGGAACGGGACGGTCAAAATCTACGCCGCGACAAAGCCGACGGCGGCTATCACGGTGCAGAGCATTACTTGTATTAAGGCGGTGAGTTAAAAATGATTGGTAGAACAAACGCAGTCAGCAAGCCCGGAGTCGAGCTCTCCCTCGTTGTATCCGTTACAAGCGGCGCGGCGGTCACGGCGACAAAGGGCTCGAAAACGATAAACGGCACGGCGGCGGGCGGCTCTTGTACGCTGGCCTTGCCGGAGGCCGGTACATGGAGCGTCAAGGCCACGCTCAACGGGCAAACGTCCGACACGAAAAACGTCTCCGTCGTCGATAGCTACGCGGTGGCGCTGACGTTCTTTTCCGCGACGATTACCGTCAACGTAGACTCCGGCGCATCCGTCACGCTGAAAAAGGGCGGGACGACAATCACCACAAAGACGAGCAACGGGACAGCGGTTTTCACCGTCACGGAGACGGGGGCGTACACGGTCACGGCAACAAAGAACGGGCAGACGACGAGCGGCTCCGTCAATGTCGTTTCCGGCACGACCTCCTACTCGCTGACGCTCTCTTTCGTGAGCTCTACGCTCAACAATAACGAGTGGAGCGTTATCAAGTCCGTTTCCGACGCGGGACAGGGCGCGAACTATTGGAGCATCGGCGACCGAAAGGCGGTCACGCTTAACGGCACGGTCGGAAAGCTCTCGCTCTCGAATGTCACGACCTACGCTTTCATTATCGGCTTTAACCATAATGCGAGCGTCGAGGGAACAAACCGCATCCATTTTCAGCTTGCAAAGACCGCGCTCTCCGGCGGTACGGACGTGTGTTTCTGTGATAATCAATATGGCCCGGATAGCGGATGGTCGTCCCCGGGTGCGGGCTATTTCGTTATGAACGCGAGCAACACCAACTCCGGCGGATGGAAAAGCTCGCAAATGCGTACAAACATTTGCGGGACGAGCCTCTCGAGCTATTCCGGGACGATTATTGCAGTCATTCCGGCGGCGCTTCGTGCCGTCCTCAAGTCCGTTACTAAGTACACCGACAATACGGCAAACGGCGGCGGCTCGACGGCGAGCTACGTCACGGCGACAACGGATTACTTTTTCCTCCTCTCGGAGTTTGAGGTTTTCGGAAGTATTACATACGGAAACACGAACGAGAAAAACAAACAAGCGCAGTACGCCTATTATTCCGCCGGGAACAGCAAAATTAAGTACAAGCACAACGGCACGAGTACCGCCGCTACTTGGTGGCTCCGTTCTCCGAATGCGAGCATCTCCCTCCGTTTCGTGCGTGTGCGCGCCGACGGGACAGTCAACGGCAACAGCGCGACCTTTTCCCTCGGCTTCGCGCCCGGCTTTTGCGTATAATTCGGAAATCGAGACTTGCGCCCTCAATGGGCGCATAGTCGGCGAGGAGGAAAGAAAATGTCCGTACCAAAATCAAGACGCGGCGAAAGCCCGGCGGAGTATATCAACCTCGCCCGCGAGATTTATGTATTCACATATAACCGCGTCCGCATCCTGCCGAAAAGCTACACCTTTTATTTTTCCTTGCCGCTCTACAACGCGGCGCGAGAGGCTTATCGCATGATAAAGACGGCAAACCTCATTTACGTTGACGAGAAATCTCCCGAGGAGATACGCCGCCGGAATATCCAACGGCGGAAAGAGTATTACGAGACGGCACAGGGTTATTATAACTCGATGCTCGACGTGCTCGACCTCGCGTATATGACCGTCAACCATGAGAAGATACCGCCGAACGTCCTCAAAGAGTGGGTAAAGATCATTACGGACGAGCTCTCGCAAATCTCTAAAATCAAACGGAGCGATAAGGCGCGAGCTTAATCCTCCGCGTGATTAGGTTATATTCCGTATCGCCGCTAATTGGTGGCTCCGTTCTCCGAATGCGAGCAACTCCAACAATTTCGTGAATGTGAACACCGACGGGACAGTCAACAACAACAACGCGAACTATTCCCTCGGCTTCGCGCCCGGATTTTATATCGACACGGGGGCAGGCCGAATAACTCCTCACGGAGCGAAAGCAGTCCCCATATAAAAGGGGAATATAACCTCTCTGACGGCCTCGCGCCGTCGGACAAACATATACCGCGATACGGTTAGCCGGACGCTCCTTGCATGGGTGCGGAGTGCGTGTTTTCCGTGCTTTCATGGCTCACCGTTACGCATTTTAGACAACACGCCGAGAAAGAAATGTACGAGGTATTTTTATTTTATGAACAGCGCAGAACGACGCGAGGCACGGTATCAGCGTCGCAAGGCCGCACGAATGAAAAAGAAAGCCGCCGCGCTCCGGGAGTACGGAGATTTCGAGACGGTTTTCTCATTCGAGCGGCTCTATGAGAGCTACCGCGCCTCCGTCCGTGGCGTTGGGTGGAAAGCGAGCACACAGCGATACAAAGCCGCCTCGCTTGCCAACGTCACAAAGACACACGAGGAATTGATAGCCGGGAGATACCGCTCCAAGGGCTTTTACGAGTTCGATATTGTGGAGCGGGGAAAGCCGAGGCATATTCGGAGCGTCCATATCTCCGAGCGCGTCGTACAACGGTGCTTGTGCGATTACTGCCTCGTGCCGATGCTCTCCCGGTCGTTCATTTACGACAACGGAGCGAGCTTGCGCGGCAAAGGGTACGATTTCGCCGTATCCCGGGTGACGCACTTTCTCGCGGAGCATTACAGAAAACACGGGCGGGAGGGCTACGTCCTCGTATTCGATTTTTCAAAGTATTTCGATACGGCACAGCATGAGCCCGTTTTTCGAGAGTTCGAGCGGAGCGGCATCGACGACCGCCTCGTCGCGCTCTCGAAATATTTTATTCAGAACTTCGGCGACGTGGGGCTCGGCCTCGGGAGCCAAGTCTCGCAGATTGCCGCGCTCGCCCTGCCGAACAGGATAGACCACTATATCAAGGACGTGCTCGGCATGAAGTATTACGCTCGCTATATGGACGACGGGTGTATCATCAGCGAGTCAAAGGAAAAGCTCGAGATTTGCCTCCGGGAGCTCCGGCGGCTATGCGCCGAGCACGGTATCCGCCTCAATCCGAAAAAGACGCAGATTATTAAGCTCACGCGCGGCTTTACATTCGTCAAGGTGCGCTTTCGATATGGCGCAAACGGGAAAGTCGTCCGCCGGGCAACGTACAAGGGTATCCGGCACATGAGGAAAAAGCTACGCATTTTCCGGCGTTGGGTGGACTCCGGCAGAATGACGGCGGCGGACGTGGAAACGTCCCTCGTATCATGGCGGGGACACATGAAAAGATTTCACTCGTACCACATGGAGCAGAGCGTCGAGCGGCTCTATCGTGAATTATTCAAGGGAGGGTAAGCTATGGAATATGTCGTTTATCGGCGCTTTAAGGCCGAGGGCATCGACGGAGCCTTTAACCTCCGATACGGGACGACCGTAACGGAGCGGGACGGCTTTCTCTTTGCCGCTGACGGGCGGAAGATTTGCGCCGCAACGTCTGAAAACGGATGGGAGCATTTCAGACCAAACACGCCGGAGGGCGCGTATCGTCAAAAGATGCTCGACGGCCTCTATCGCTATTACGGCAAGCACGAGGGCGCGTCGGACTTCGACCCGGAGAAATGGGCGGGGGCGGAAAATCTGTATTGGAAAAACCTCCTCCGCACGATGAACACGCAGGAACTCGAGGAGTTTTATAAAAAGCGGCTCGGAGAGCTGCCGAAAATGGAGGGATAACGTATGTATGCTATCAAAAGCGGCGGAAAGGTCGTCGGCTACTCAGATACCGTTGTCTATGTCCGCCTACACGAAAACGGGTGCTATGTCCCGTGCGACGAGGCGGAGGCCGGGGGCTTTTGCATCAAGACGGCAATCGACCGCAAGGACGAGGAGACGGGCGAGACGACGACATATCTCGAGGACTTCGTTTACGCTTTCGCCGACGGCGGGCTCCTCGGTATCGAGCCGGTCGGCTCCGTGGAAAATGTGAGCGGTACGCTCATGCTCGCCGAGAACGATAAAGTTCTCGATATTCTGTTAGGGGGTGCGGCGGAATGATTACCGTTGAAAAGGCGAAAAAGCTCCGGGCAATCATCGAGCGGGCAGTCGCCGCGCTCGAGCTCGACAACGAGGCCGCGCTTGAGTGCGTCGAGCTTTTCCCGGCATGGGAGAACGGCAAGGCGTACACCGTCGAGACAAGAGTACAATACGGCGGAAAGCTCTATCGTTGCGTACAAGCGCACACGTCGCAAAACGATTGGACTCCGCCGGTCGCCGCCTCTCTTTGGAGCGGCGTAACGGTAGACCCGGCAACCGGCTATGACGAATGGAAACAGCCGACCGGCGCTCACGACGCATACAAAAAGGGCGACCGCGTTCTCTTTAACGGCTCCGTGTATGAGAGCCTTATCGACGGAAACGCATACTCCCCGACGACCTATCCGGCGGGGTGGAAGCTCATCGAATGAGCGCGGCGGTCTACACGGTCGAGCTCGACGGCAAAATCATAGCGCGGCGGGAGTCTCTCTTGTGGGTGAGGCTTGACGCTCCCGGCCTCTATGTCGTATGCACGGAGGCGGAGGGCGAGGGCGTTATCGTTGACGGGGAGATTTACCACGTTCGGGGGTGTCCCATATTGCCGGGAAAGCAGACCGTTAAACTCGATTATTACGAATTATAACGGAGGTTAAGAATGGACTATGTAGGAGCGATTATAGGAGTCCTCGGGACTATCCTCGGCGGCGTGTTAAGCTATGCCGCTTTTCATAGGAACTCGAAAAAGGACAGCGAGAGCGAGGGCAAAGAGGCCGGAACAATGTTGACCGAAATCGGGTACATTAAAGGCGGCATCGACCGTATCGAGCGCAAGCAGGACGCACAGGACGCGCGCTATATCGGCATGGCGGAGCGTATGTCGGCGGTGGAGAGCTCGGCAAAGTCGGCGCATCATCGTATCGACAGGCTCGAGGGGCGCGAGGTGCGGGAGGACGGATAATGTCCGCCCGCAAAGGCGCGGCGCGGCGGCGGAAGTTCAAAAAATGGGCGCTCGAGGTATGGAGCTTTGCAAAGGGGTATCTCTCCTTTTCAAAGCTCCTCGTTTATGCCGTCCTCTATATCGACTACAAATCGACAATGACGACGCTCGACCTCTGCCGGATTTCCGTAGCCAACAACTACACCGGCTCGCTCCCGTATTTGACCGCCCTTATCGCCTTTTTACAGGCCGCGACCGCTACCGTGCTCTCGTTCTCGCTCAATAAGAGCAAGGCCGAGAACACGACCGGCGGAATTACATACGACACGGCAACAAAACGAGATTGCTAAAGGAGGTAGCAAAATGAAAGAAATCATCGTAAAGCGGCTCGGCGCTCTCTTGAGTGTAAAGAGCCTCGTCACGCTCTTGCTCTCCGGGGTATTCGCGTACCTCGCCATTACCGGGCAGACGAGCCAAGAGTTTATGACGGTCTACACGGTCGTTATCGCGTTCTATTTCGGAACGCAGACGCAGAAAATCAGCGACGCGGTAGACAAGACTCTCAAGGGGGAATAATTTATGCTGACGGTGGAGAAGCGGATTATTTCCCGGAACTTCACGCGCGCCGGAGCGGGACGGAAAATCGAGTATATCGTTATCCACTATTTCGGCTCGCTCGGAACGGCGGCGGCGGTGGCGAACTACTTCGCCGGAGCCGATAGGCAAGCCTCGGCGCATTACTGTTTAGACGAGGGGAATATCGTTTATCAATGCGTCGAGGACAATAATATCGCGTGGCATTGTGGCACGTCCGGCGGATACGTTCATCCGAGATGCAGGAACGCGAACAGCATCGGGATTGAAGTACGCCCGTATAAGCTCGATAAGACGACCGCCGGGAGCGCGGCGGCTCGGGATTGGTATTTCACCGAAAAGACCGTCGATAATCTCGTAGAGTTTACGCGGGCTCTCATGGAGAAATACAATATCCCCGCCGAGAACGTCGTCCGGCATTACGACGTTACGGGAAAATGGTGTCCGCGCCCGTGGATGGGCGACGACATGAACGCCTATTACGGCACGAGCGGAAATGAACAATGGGCGAGATTTAAGGCTCGCCTCTCTGGAAACGAGGAGGTTTTCGACATGGATATTAACGAGGCAAGAAAGCAACTGACCTCTTGCGCCGATACCGGCGACACGCCCTCCGCGTGGGCGAAAGAGGCGGCGGAATACTGCAAGCGCAAGGGCATTTTCAACGGCGACGGAGCCGGTAATTTCGGCTGG